ACATAAGCGTCTCTTGCCTCTTGTTCGCCTACCGTTCCTTGGTTCGCTGACATTTCATCCATTATCGCAGTTTGCGTTACTATTCTATTCCAATTATCTTGAGCTTCTTTGTCACCTGTACCAAGTACATTAACAAAAGAGCCATCAGGATTTTTCTCAATAATTTTACTTCTATCTGCGTTTAATTGGTCTAACGCTTCGGCTGTTGTCACATCGCCACCACCTAAATTAAGTGTATCCCCTAACGTTGTTGTGTGTACTGTTGGAGAAGTAGGAATAATACCTCCACCTCCACCACCACCTCCATTACTCGGAGGTGTATCTCTTTGTGTAGGCACATTAGCTCCATACAACGCTTGATATTGTTCCCATGCTTCTGGTTGATTCGCTTTCGTTTCTGCTAAGGCTTGGTCATAAAGTGGCATAGAACTATATCCCGACCAACCACCTGCAAATTCAGTTGGCTCAGGCATACCACTCAAGGGTGTTAGGTTTAAATAATTATCTCCAAGCAACCCAAATGCTCTCGCTGTATCTATATTAGTTCCCATAGCAGCTTGTTGAGTTGGATTAAATCCTGCTACATCCGGCCCTCTATATGGCATGTAAGGTATTCGTTGTACATCTTCAGCTCTTTGTAAGTTCCTTATTGCCGGCCCTTTAAGCCAATCAGGAATTTCTGTTGTTTGTGTTTCGCTACCACCCTTACTCATATCAAAGCTCCTTTGTTAATACGGTAAAATTCTGTTTCCATCCTCTCGGTTCAAGTACCTTCTTCCAACCTGCTCTACCAGTTATAGACATCCCCTTGCATCCTTGAGCTTTTCCCCACTCAATAGCATCATCGTGCATATCGGTAATTTGTTTAATTCCATGACCATTTTCCCCACCTGCTAGGAAGACATGTAAAATTTTCTTATTAGGATACACTAAAATCTCTGTTACTGCACACCCTCTTTCACCACTCCACAGTTGCATGTGACCACTCATCACGCCATCTACAATGTCAACAAAGTCATGGGTATCTCCACCTTTATCAAGTGCAGACTGTATCCACTTCCTACATTTTAATAATTCATCTTGCATACTCATGGGTCTAATTGTATTTTTATCCAAGCTCCATCTTTTGATACTACTGGACATTCTTCTTCTGCATCCCACATCAAAATACCATCCTCTGCTGCTGAATCTTCAGATGTTTTAAAACGTAGCCTATCCATTGATTTTACTAAGAAAGAGTTCATACTTTCTGCCCAACTCTTCCACTTATCTCCTAAAGGTGGTGGTGGATGTGGTGCACTCATCGTCTACCCCCTGTTCTAGCTTCTATTCTCATAATTCCTGACCTCCAATCGTTATTTTCTGCACCTTGAATCTTCATTCTTAGCTGTCTACCTGAGAATCTAACGTCTGTAGGATTACCTAGAGTGTAAGTACCATGTGTTGTTTCTGTATCATTTGGGTAGAATCTAGTTTTGAACGTCACCTCAACATCTCCTTGTGTCTTTTCATCAGGTATAAGATTGGTTACTCGCATGATTTGGTCACCATTTCCTAGACTAATTGAACCTGATTCTGCAAAAGGTTTGCTTGAACCATTATGGGTGTATCCTGTCTCTTGATTGTATAAATTACCATCATCATCTGCCCATATTGGTCTATCGAACACCCCTTGGTCAACACCTGTTGTCCTCTCCAGAACACCTACACTCCAATGTCCTTCCTTATAATCTAGTGCAACATATCTGTTGTTTTCGAGGTTGTCTGCACTAGGATAGAACCACCATATCTCTCCATGTTGTGAATTATGAACTACAAAGACCTTACTTATTTGGGAAGTGTTGATGTCATCGAAGACATAATCCAAGGCTTCGCAAGGCAATTGTTTAGCTGATGAACCATCGTATGTATAGAATCCTTTCTTGCCCATCCAAAATGCACCATCGTCAACTGCCACAAGTGCTTTTCTTGATGCCACACCACATGCTGTTCCTACTCTCTCGAATGAATAGACGAATGGTGGAGCGATATAGGTCGCTGTGTGAGCATCGTTATCTGTTAGGATAAGTGTTCTTCCCTTGACTCGTACACCACACATAATCTGTCCAGTTGTCTGTAACTCCATATCACCTGCTTCGTTGGTCGCTGCTGGTGTCCAAACGGTGTTTGCTTCCTTATCACACCATTGAACCTTTCGTGGATTACCACCTGCTCCGAGGGCGAATACAAATCTTTCTTCTGTCACTAACATAGATACATTCGATACTGGTGCGTTTGTCAATGCTGTAGGAAGAACTGCTGTATCGAGTTGCCACTCGTAAATCTCTCCATCCTCGGACGAACACGCTAGAAGGTACTCACCCCAAGTGTCTAATGCCCATGATGTCGCTTCTGCGTAAACACCTGAAGTTTTAGGTTCTCTGCCATAGTAGGAAGTTCCATAATAACCACCACCATACGCTAGATTTATTAGTGCATCCTCTGAACCTGATGTCAGTCCTGCTGGTGTTATGTCATAAACCGTACTGCCCGGATTGACATAATAGAGTTTATCGTACGTTCCACTACATAATTTTTCATCGTTTGAATTGTCCATCCAAGAAACCATACCTCTTGGTGGTGCTGCAAATGCACTAGCTTTTCTTGTTGTCCATCCTCCAACTGGTCTTAATGAGCCATCTTGCCATCTAACAAGACTTGCATCACGCCATCTATTGGAAGACTCGAAATCTGTTCCGTTCCTATGTATTCCCGGTGGTATTTGTAAAGGTATTAATGCCATATCATCCTCACGCTGCTATTTGTGTCCATGTTACTTCATCGTTTGTTATCGGTGTCCATGTTGCTGAAGTTTCTGATATTTCTGACCATGTTACTTCATCAGAGGTAATAGTTATCCATTTTTTTCTACCTATAGCCACAGTTCCTGATGTAGTGCTCACTATACCACTCGTACTTTGCACTCGATTACAGGTCGCTGTAATGGTCGTTTCAGGTTGGGAAGTAGCTGAACCTTGCCAAATTTTCTCTGAGTCTGCAACTAATGATGCAGATGGAGTACACGATGCGATACCACCAAATGTTCCAAATCCTAATACAGTTATACTTGCATTGGCGGTTGGTGTACCTGAACCAAACCTTACTCTGTTACAGATTGCGGCTATGGTTGCTGTTGATGTCATTGGTGCGACACCTGATAAGGTCGCTTGCCCTATCGTAGCAGTTCCTGATGTTACACTTGATAATGCACCTGCAAGTCTCACTCTATAACTTACAGCTACTAAGGTTGCAGTTGAAGTCATTGTTCCACTACCAATTGCTACAATTACTGCTGCTGAAGTTACCGTGCTTGTTGCACTTGCTGTCATACTACCAAGATGAACTTCTTGACCTATAGTTGTTATAGATGAAGCACCAGCAACTAATGCTCCTGCAATTCGTACTCTAGTTGCTGAAGATGTTGTTGTAGATGTTACTGTAACTGTAGCAGGGAAAACATCTTCGCCATAGTCATTACGACCATACAAGCCATAACCATAGTTAAAACTACTTGATGTTATAGTTGCCATAATTACCTTCTCTGTAACTACCTAAAGTCATTTGCTAATGTCTTTTTAGTTAAGCGTTATATCTAAATCACCTGCTGGTACACGAAATACATCACCTGCTGCAATTGCTTTACTAGCAGTTAATGTTGCATAACACATCAAATTACCTGATGTGGATGCATCATAGACACCTACATGCGTTACAGTACCAAAACCTGAACCAGTTGCTGTTGCATATTCAACTGCACTTGTATTACTGGTTGTAGCACCTGAAGTAGTAAATGATACTGCTACTCGTGCATAGGCTGTACCTGATGTAGATACTTCTGTTACTGAACCTGCTTCACCATCTGAGATAGCAGTAAATAATGCTAGATAGTGTGTGCCGGGTGCTGAATAAGCCGCCCCACCAAATGCATGGTCTAGTAGTTCTGTTTCTAAAAAATTAGTAAAACTCATTATCCTAATCCTCTTATTTTAAGTCTCAACCCTGAACCACTTGAACGAGCTAGTTCAGAAGTCTCATTTAATCTAGCTACCGAAGCACCATACATCTGTGCCCAGACAGCTACCCTTTCGTCTTCTGCTAGGTACGGTGCTGAATGTAATAACGCTCCATAGAGGTATACATCAGGTGCTTCTAGTAAAAGCCAGTTATCTGCGTTGCTACCACTCAATGCTGTTGTCTTTTGGTAGTAGAGCAACTCCAAATTCGTTTCTGCTGATGGTGTTGGATATAACTGAATCTGTCCATCAGCGTGTGTGTAATATAAAGGTGTTCCTGACGCATCCAACGCCTTTTGTCGTTTGTCTGCCATCGCATCTCTGGATATTAGATTGACTACAGTTGTAGTGTTATCCGTTATATGCAGTCTTATCGTTTCTAACCAATCGGAAGGTATCTGCATGTATTCGTCTGTTGCGTCTTGTACTCCACTTGAACGAGCTTCCATCTTCCAATGACGTACATCCCTGTTAATTTGAGCCTCTGCTAGTGTGATGAAATCAGGTATGACTGTCGTTAAATCGTCTCTGTTGAGGAAGTCAGCGATGCTTGCTTTTAGTTCTGTGTATGTTGTTAGTGCCATGTCACTCTCCTTGATTTTCCATTAGTATAGACTATTCGTCCATCATTAATCTAACAATCCTCGTTTCTTTTTTTCCTCTTGCATACCTAATAACCCTGCTCCGATAGGAAGTGGGAACTTGGCATAGAGTGATTGTGGATGAATGAGTCCCCTTTTGTCAATGTCATCCGTTATCTGATAAGGAGGTGTGACTTCCTTTAACAAACTCTCTCTCATTTCGGGAGTTATCTCAATATAGAATACCTCTCTGCCAAAGTCTTCAATATATATCTTACCAACCTTGCCTTTGTGTTGACCTGCATATTTCTTGAGGAACTTAGGTATCTTTTTATCGTACAAGTTACTGTACAGTTCCTCGAACTCAACTTTTTTATGGAAAGTTTCTCTTCTTGCCTTGTTCCAAATGTCGAGAATCATGTCTCCCTTTGGAAATGCCACTTTTGTACTACCGTTTTCTATCGCCTTAGTTATAGCATGTTTAACCATTAAGTGTACATCTCTGTCTTGGTCTTTAACTGGAGTAAATTCAGGTGTATCAACATCATTTGCACGTCTTAGGTAATTGTCTAGTCTTTTTAATTCTTGGTCAAACCATTCATCGAGTTGGTCTAAATCTGCTATACCGAATCCTTCAAAGTTCTCTGCTTGAGGATTTCTTGGGTCAACTTTCCATCTTTCATTCCATTCTTTTTGAGAACGTACTTCATGTGGTTGAATCGTCCTAGAATATTCATTTGGGTCGTATCCCAACTTATCTATACCCATTTCTTCCATCCTAAAACCCTGTACTTCTCCTTGTTGGAACGCTTTCTGTAGGATTTTGTTGTCCGTTTTACTGATGGTTTCCTGTTGGTAATTGTATTCCTGACTGGTTTTCCATGACTGTACTTCTTTCCCTGCTGCTTCACCTACGTCTTGAGGTAATAGTTTAAGTTCCAACACCTTCTTAACATGTTCATCGCCTGTCAGTTCCATTACCTTGTAATCCTTCAAATTATTTTGAATGACACGCCATGATGTTTTAAATGCTTTTAATTCTTTCATTTTAAACTCAGCATCTTTAATACCCTTTATATTTGCCTCTTCACCGAATCCGAACTCTCTGCCTGCTGACATCCAATCGGATTGCACTTCCTCTACGAAATACACGTTGTCA